AACTGTTAACTTAGCTACTCTTGCAGGTGATAGTAGATTTGGTGTGTTGTCTAAAAGCGGTGGTTATGCAAAGAAAATGTTTACTGATAAAATAGTACCAATAAGTCTTAATTATCCGTTTTTCTTTAAGCCTATACAAGATGGTATGGATCGTCCAAAGTCTGAGCTTGCTTACCGTATACCAGCTAAAAAGTTTACACGTCGTAAAATGCGTGAGACAGAGGTTGAAGATGATATGCAAGGCCTTGACACTACTATTGACTGGAAAAACACTGGTGATAACAGTTATGATGGTGAGAAGCTAGCATTGCTAGTACATGATGAAAGTGGTAAGTGGGAGAGGCCAGATAACATACTCAACAATTGGCGAGTAACTAAAACTTGTTTAAGGTTAGGTGGTAGAATAGTAGGTAAGTGTATGATGGGGTCAACGTCAAATGCTTTAGATAAAGGTGGTGATAATTTTAAGAAGCTTTACAATGACTCCAATGTTGCAAAGAGAAATAGAAATGGACAGACAAAGAGTGGTTTATATTCTTTGTTTATCCCAATGGAGTGGAATTATGAAGGATTTATTGACGAGTTCGGACTTCCAGTCTTTGATACACCAATCAATGACAGGCGAGGACCTCACGGTGAATTAATAGATATAGGTGTTGTTGATTATTGGGACAACGAAGTTGAAGGTTTAAAAGAAGATCAAGATGCACTTAATGAGTTTTACAGACAATTTCCTAGAACAGAAGAGCACGCATTCAGAGATGAAACGAAAAACTCTTTATTTAATCTTGTTAAAATCTACGAGCAAGTTGATTACAATGAAGGAAATAGAAATTCATCTGTATTAACTGTAGGTAACTTTCAATGGGTTAACGGTGTTAAAGACACGCAAGTAGTTTTTAATCCAGATCCTAACGGTAGGTTTAAAGTTAGTTGGGTACCTAACGGCAATATGCAGAATAACGTAATATTAAAAAATGGAATTAAATATCCTGGCAATGAACACGTTGGAGCTTTCGGGTGCGATAGTTACGACATTAGCGGCACTGTTGATAATAAAGGGTCTAAAGGAGCGTTGCACGGACTAACTAAGTTCAGTATGGAAGATGCTCCTGCTAACACTTTCTTTTTAGAATATATAGCTAGACCACAGACCGCTGAAATATTTTTTGAAGATGTGCTTATGTCTTTAGTATTTTACGGTATGCCAATACTTGCAGAGAACAATAAACCTAGATTACTATACTATTTAAGACGTAGAGGTTACAGAGGTTTTAGTATGAACAGGCCTGACAAGATATGGAACAAGCTTTCTGTTACAGAAAAAGAAGTTGGTGGTATGCCAAACTCTAGTGAAGATATAAAGCAAGCACACGCTGCTGCTATTGAAATGTACATCAATGATCACATAGGTTTACTTCAAGATGGTACATATGGTACTATGTATTTTAACGAAACATTAAACGACTGGAGTAAGTTTGATATAAATAAGAGAACTAAGCACGATGCTTCTATTAGCAGTGGCTTAGCTATAATGGCTTGTAATAGGCACTTATATAGACCAAACCCTGAAACTAAAAGACAACCACTAGGTATAAATATATCTAAATATAGTAATAAAGGAATATCATCAAAAATAATAAAGTAGTATGACAGAGTCTGTTATAAACTTTCCGTCTCAAGCGGTAAGCGATTTAGAAAAGATGACACAAGATTATGGCCTTAAAGTAGCTAGAGCCATACAGTCAGAGTGGTTCGGTGGTAAGACATCTCACTATAAAGAAGGTTACGGTCAGCGTAGTAGGTATGGTGACTCAATGAATAACTTTCACAACTTAAGACTTTACGCTAGAGGTGAGCAGTCTATAGAAAAATATAAAAACGAATTATCTATAAATGGTGACTTAAGCTACTTAAACCTAGACTGGAAGCCTGTACCTATAATACCTAAGTTTGTAGACATTGTAGTTAATGGTATGTCTCAAAGAAACTATGAGATAAACGCTTTTTCTCAAGATCCTAGTGGTGTAAGTAAAAGAACTGAGTATATGGAGTCTATACTTAAAGACATACGCTCTAAACAGTATAATGACGCAGTTCAAGCTGGCTTTGGTATAGATATATACCAAAACAAAAAAGAAACATTACCTGACAATGAAGAAGAGTTAGCTCTTCACATGCAGCTTAATTATAAACAAGCAATAGAAATAGCTGAAGAACAAGCTATAAATGTTTTAATGGAAGGCTGTGATTACGATTTAGTTAAACGTAGAGCTTTGTATGATTTAGTTACTATAGGTATTGCTGCTACTAAAACAAACTTTAATTACAGTGACGGTGTAAAAGTAGAGTATGTAGATCCGTCTAACTTAGTTTATTCTTACAGTGACTCACCTTATTTTGAAGACATATACTACGTAGGTGAAGTTAAAACAATGCCTATAAACGAACTTGTTAAAGAGTTTCCAGAGTTAACTGAGTCTGAAATAGAAGATATAGCAAAGAACTCAACATCATATGTTGATTCTGTTATTAAGCAAAGATATAACGAAGTTTCAGTTTTATACTTTAATTTTAAAACGCATGCTAATGACGTTTATAAAGTAAAGAAAACTGGTACAGGTGCTGATAAAGTTATAAAGAAAGATGATACATTTAATCCTCCTGAAAATATGGATGGAGATTTTTCTAGATTAGATCGCGTAGTCGAAGTAATGTACGAAGGTGTTTTAATTTTAGGTACAGATAAACTATTAAAATGGGATATGGCTTCTAACATGATGAGGTCTAAATCTGATTTTGGTAAAGTTAAAATGAACTACAATATCGTAGCACCTAGAATATATGATGGTAGAATACAGTCTTTAGTTGGTAGAATAACTGGGTTTGCTGATATGATTCAGCTTACTCATTTAAAAATGCAACAAGTGTTAAACCGTATGGTTCCTGATGGTGTTTACTTAGATGCTGATGGTTTAGCTGAAATAGATTTAGGCAATGGTACAAACTATAATCCACAAGAAGCTTTAAACATGTTTTTCCAAACAGGTTCTGTTATCGGTAGATCATTTACTTCAGATGGTAATCCTAACCCAGGTAAAGTACCAATACAACAAATACAAAATGGTAGTGGTAGTAATAAGCTACAAACTTTAATAACTACGTATAACTACTACTTACAAATGATACGCGATGTGACCGGGCTTAATGAAGCTAGAGATGGTAGTTTACCAGATAAAAACGCGTTAGTAGGTGTACAAAAACTAGCAGCAGCAAACAGTAACACTGCTACTAGACATATACTACAGTCTATGCTTTACTTAACAGCTGAAGCCGCAGAGTGTTTATCGCTTAGAATATCTGATATTATAGAATACTCTCCGACTAAAGAAGCTTTTATAAGAGCTATAGGTGCGCACAATGTAGCTACGCTTGAAGAATTAAAAGAACTTCATCTTCATGACTTTGGTATATTTATAGAGCTTAAACCTGACGAAGAAGAAAAAGCTATACTTGAAAATAATATACAAGTAGCTTTAAGCCAAGGATTAATAGATCTTGATGACGCTATAGATCTTAGAGATATAAGAAGTATTAAGCTAGCTAACCAATTACTTAAAGTAAAGAAACGAAAGAAAATAGAAAGAGATCAGCGTATTCAGCAACAGAATATACAAGCTCAATCTCAAGCTAATGCTCAAGCTCAGCAAGTTGCAGCTCAAGCCGAGGTTCAAAAAAATCAAGCTAAAGCTCAGTCTGATGCTCAGTTAGAACAAGCTAAAAGTCAATTTAAAGCTCAATACTTATCATTAGAAGTTGAAGCTAAAAAAGAATTAATGCAGCTTGAGTTTGATTTAAACTCTAAACTTGAGTCTATGCGATCGCAAACAAAACAGGGTGAATCCGTTAAAAAGTTTGAATCATCAGGTAATGATATAGTAACAGGTGAAGCGGGCTTAGATAAATTCTAATTCACTATTTTTTAATATTTTATAAAATTTTATTATGGAAGTAACTAAAGTAAATTTAGGTTCAGAAGAACCTGAAGTCTATAAAGTAGACTTAGATAATCCACCAGTCCAAGAAACTGAAGAGCAAACCAATGAAACTGAAGAAACAACAGCTGACCCAGCAGGAGTGGTGGGAAGCGATGAAAACACCAGAGCCACAGAAGAACAAGAAGAGGTACAGCCGGAAGCAGAAGTACAAGAAGCAGAAACACCAGTATTAGAAGAGGTAACTGAAGAAGTTAAACAGCAAGTTGAAGACGTTGAAGAAGCTGTTGAAGAAGCTGTTGCTCAAGCTGAAGCTACAGGAAAGCCTCTACCTGAAAACATACAGAAGTTAATTGACTTTATGGATGATACAGGTGGTAGCTTAGAGGATTACGTTAGATTAAATACTGACGTTAGCAAGTTAGATACTGCAGATGTCCTTGATGAGTATTACAAGCAAACAAAACCACACTTGTCATTAGAAGAAAGAAACTTTTTATTAGAAGAAACTTTTAGTTATGACGAAGAGATAGATGATGCTAAGGATGTTAAAAGAAAAAAGATAGCATTAAAAGAAGAAGCTGCTAAAGCTCGTAAGTATTTAGAAGATCAAAAAAGTACTTACTACGAAGATATTAAAGCTGGTAGCAA